CCTAATTATATTGCAAAGGCATCAAAGAAATGATGCCTTTCAATATTTATAACAAAACCATAATTAGGTAATGACTCCACAACAGGCTAAAATATTAGCACAAGCTAAAAAAGATGTTATAGAGATAAATAAACTCTATAAGGAAATGGGTAAAACCAAAGTCTTTGCTATGCCTACTGACGATGTTGCCCTAACAGCAAGAGAACTTGAAAAAATAAATAGAGAATACGAAAGAGCCGTTGATAATGCTGAAAGACTAGTAGAAGCTGAAAGAGACATGGCTGAAGAAATTAATGGTTTATTTAATGGATTACAAGGTGTTAATGATGAAATTAAGGGTGGAAAACAAGGGTTTGATTTAACTAAAAAAGCTGTAACTTCTTTAACTAGTGTTGTAGGAAAGGTTAAAGACATCCAAGATGATATTCTTAATGCTAACTCAGCAGATTTAATTCAACTTCAACAAAAAGCACTAGCTGAAAGAAAGAATTTAGAAGCCGCACAAGACTTACTTATTCAAAAATCCAAAACTACAAAATTAAGTATATCTGAAGAAGCAGCATTAGCCAATGTAAATGGTATGTTGGAAGATAATCATGGGTTATTTGGAGATATAGAAGATACATTAGCAGAAATTGTTAGAAGAGAAGAAGAAGTTGAAGAAAAAATGGGTCTTATTGGGGGACTTGCAGGAGCCTTTGATGATGCTTTACCCGCAGGTTTAGGTAAAAGATTAGGAATTGGAGATGCTGTAGAATCAACTAAAGCTTTAGTATCAGCTGGGGGTGGTAATGTTTCTAAATTAGAAGCAGGTGCACATTTAGCTGGACAATTAGGTAAAAACCTAATGAAGTCTTTAGGACCATATGCTTTATTAGCTATGGCTATACAAGAATTAGTTGATGCTTTTAAATTTATAGATAACTCTTCAGGTGAAATAGCTAAAAACTTTGGGGTGTCAGCAGCAGAAGGTCAAAGAATGGTTGCAAGTGCAAATGAAGCAGCTATTGCATCCGGGGATTTACTAGTTAATACTGAAGATGTAGTAAAAGCCCAATTTGCTTTAAATAAAACAATGGGCTCTTCAGTTCAATTTTCAGGAGAGTTAGCAGCTGAGTTTGCTTCTATTTCAGAAAGAACAGGTTTATCAGAGGAGGCAATGAGTATGTTTGCTAAAAAAGCAATAATAGCAGGTACTTCTATTGAAGAGCAGTTACAAAAAGTTACAGCTGTAACTATGGAAATGAGTGCTCAATCTGGTATAATGGTGAGCCAAAAGGAAATCCAAGAAGGAATAGGCCAAATGTCAGCTGCTCAAATGCTGACAGCTAAAATGAATACTAAAGAAATGGCTAAACAAGTATTCCAAACTAAACTTTTAGGTATTTCTCAATCACAATTAGAAAATACAGCAAGCAGCTTACTAGATTTTGAATCTTCTATAGAAGAAGCAATGGAAGCTTCAATGTTACTAGGTAGAGAGATAAATACTGATAAGTTGAGATTACTGAACTTACAAGGTGACCAAGCAGGTGTAATGAAAGAAATAAAAAGACTAGCTGGTTCTGAAGCAGACTTTACTAATATGTTACAACCTCAAAGAATAGCTTTAGCTAAAGCTTTACAAACAAATGTAGAAAATTTATCTAGAATAGTACGTAATCAAGGACCTGCTGCAACAGGAGCTGCAGTCGCCGCAAGTAAAACAGATCCAGGTAGTGATAAAGTTGCTCATGCAATAGGAGTTTCAGGTAAAGAAGGAAATAGATTACTAAGACAAATAAGTGGGAAACTAGACTAATGCCACAATTTATTACAGAAGATGCAGATTTAACAGATATACAATCAAATTTATCTCCACCATATGGACCGTCTAATCCTCCAGTTGGACAGACAACTCCACCATCAAATACAACAAGTACACCAAGTAGTATTCCAACCGATGTAGTAACATTTGTTAATGGAACTAGGGTAACAAATCCCGATAGGAATGTACCACCTGAGACACCAGGTGGAATACCAAAACCACCTCTTAGTGGAAATACAGGTCAGACTATAGGTGGACGTGGTAGTGCAGCAGCAGCTAAAGGTTTAATACCACCATCAAGACCAATGGAAGAACTTGGGGCATTTGCACGAATAGAACAATTAGCAAACCCACAAAGAACCATTGGAACTAATTATTTTGTAGATATCAATGCACATGGGTTCAGAGTAAGTACCCAAAAGTTTTCTACTGATT